AAGGGTCTCCCACAGCAGATGCACCAAGGTATCCGCGTGGACTATTTTCTTGCAAAGATTCCATCGCAGCGTCTACAGCGCGCAACGTGAGATCTTCAGTGTCTGGAATCTTGACCATTTCTCCTCCAAGGGGAGGCGCGACATCCGGCAGGTGGGTGGCAATTTAGCAACGGGGGAGTTGCTATCCGGATGCCGCGCCTCTTTGTGTTACTTCTTGTGACGTTCCCACGGCTTCGGCGCAGCGGCCGAGGCAGTGGCAACAGGAGCAGCCTGAGGAGCAGCGGCTGCGGGAGCGGTCCCGCTCAAGGGGTAGTACGCAGCGCGTGCGTCCAGACCACCCATCTTGTTCTCCTTGTGGGTAATAGTGACCTTCATCGGCTTGAAATGCAACTGCTCGGTGTCCTCAAACACGGACAGGCCAACCGCGTTGCAGATGTTGCCCAAGGTCTTCTTCGCGATCTTGACAGTCGCCTCGCTCTTGTTGAAGAGATTGAGACGCTCCCAGAATCGACTGCCCGCGTACTTCGGGCCCATCACCTCAAACTCCAGCCAGATGTACTGGCCGTCGCCTGCCTTCGTGTCGCGAAGATCCGACTGCACGACCTGCATCGTGTAGTCCCCAGCTGGCAGAATCTCGCGGGTGTTCTGAGTGAGATCGCCTGCGTCTGCTACGTTGAAACTTACCTTAGCCATTTTAATTAACCTCCAGTGACGTTGTTCATTGCCGTGCCCAGTGCATCGGCAAACTTTTGATACTCAAGCGGGAGCATGTCGGGCAGCGGCCAGCGAGACTTCGCCTGCCAACCCGGACGCTCTTGGGTGTACAGCACCCGGTTACCGTTACCCACAGCGCGAGTGATCTTCTGGTTGAAACCCACATCACTCTTGACAGTCGAGTACTGCTGGTTCGCAAACATCAGAATGTCGCACCACTCCGAGATCAGGCTGGAACTGCCGTGATGCAGGTCCAACTGATAGCGGTCATACGGGTCAGCGAGTGGGTCATCGAAACGCTTCACTTGCGTGTGAGCGAGTACGATCACCTGCATCCCCTGCTCGTTGCGCAAGTAATCAAACGCATCAAGAATCTGCCGCCAGTAATCCGACGCAGCCTTGTAGCCGCGACCGTAGCCGATGGCGTCGATGGTCTTGACGTTGTTATCTTCCGCAACCTTCTTGTGGATCAACTGCTCGGCCCAGTCCGCAGAGTCAAGCACCACGGTGCCAAACTCATGCGACTCCGACGCCAGGGCGCTGATGCACTCCATGATGTCTTCAAACTTCTGACATCGCGGGAACGCATCCACGTTGATTGCATCCAAGCCCTCTTCGGTCTGGATGAACACCGGCTTCGGGGCTTGCGCCGCGAACGTGGACTTGCCGATGCCGTGCGTGCCGTACACCACGATGCGTGGCGGACGGGCAACGCCTGTCTTCCTCAAACTACTCAGTGATATCGCCATCTCATTAAACTCCTTGGACAATGGTTACTGCGGTCTTGGCGGGTTTGACGGTGAGTGCAGCAGAGAGGATCTTGTAGAACTGCGGCTCGTTGTTGGAAAGGTACTTGACCCCAGCATCGTCAAGCTCGCGCTTCATCTTCACAGGATGCAGACTCTCGGGAATCTTCGTTGCAATCTTTGCATCGAAGATGTCCCAATCAATCTTGCGGTTGAGCTTGCCAGTGATGGTGATCTTGAAAGCCCCGACCTGATGGGTCTGGGAACCTTCCTCTCTTGAACCGAGAAGAGCGATCAACTCTTCCTCGAGGGCTACTCGCTTTTCGGTAGCCTTCTTCTCTTCGATCTTTGCTGTAAACAACTCTTCTGCAATTTCAATTTCAGTTTTCATTTCAGGTTTCCTTGGTTTGTCGTTAATGCCGACATAGAGAGCGTACACCCCCTTGTGACGGAATGCAAGTGGTGGCATGATGTCACCCTCAATACAGCATGGAGCTACCCGATGAATGAGTTCTTGAGGTACATACGCGATAATGACTTGACGCATCAGCAGTTCGCTGCTATGTGCGGGGTTGACAGGTCAACCGTCACAAAGTGGATCAGCGGGTCAAGATCCCCATCGCCCAAGGCTGTGCGCATCATCAGCCAGAAAACAAAGGGCGAAGTCGCAAGCACTGAGGCAAGCGCGTCAGATCCCTATCACAAAAGGCTGATGCTTGCACTGCTCAAGAACGGACTCACCATCCGTGACGGAGCGAAGAAGATGCGAATGAGTCGCAACACATTAGCCAAGTATGCCAAGGGTGAGGAAGTTCCCAGCGCCCGGACCCGCGAGCGTATACACAAGTTTTTGGGTGTCAAATGATCGACCTGGTTATTTACGGAAAGCCCGTAGGGAAAGCCCGCCCAAGATTCGGTCGCAGCCGGTCGGGGAAGACCGTGACGTACACTCCGTTCAAGACCAAGATGTACGAGCAAGAAGTCAAGACTCTTGGGCAAGTTGCCATGTTCGGCAAGTCCATGTTAGAAGGGCCAGTAAGGGTCACGATCACGGCGTACTTTTCGCACAAAACGAAAACGGGATATCACACATCACGCCCTGATCTCGACAACATCATCAAGGCAATACTGGATGGATTGAACGGCATCGTCTTCCATGACGATGCAGCCGTTGCAGAAATCATTGCCTCGAAAAAGTACGGGGAAGATAGGGTGGAGGTTCAAGTTCAAAATGTCTGACAACTTCATGCACAAATTTGGCGCGAAGCTGAAAGATGCCGGCTATCGCGTAATCCCCATCATGCCGGGCACAAAGCGTCCAGGTCGGTGGGACGGTGGCAAGTGGGGGGAACTGTCGCGCTGGAACGATATCGATGCGCAACTTGCGCACATCGACATCTGGTCTACATGGCCGGGCTGCGGTATCGGAATCCTAGCCGGCGAGGTCGTCGCTATCGACATCGATATCCTCGAGCAGGATGTTGCCGTACAAGTGGGCCAGGTGTTCTCAAATATTCTTGGGCAGACGGACATGATCCGTATCGGTAAAGCGCCCAAGGCTTTGTACCTGTACAGAACCAACGAACCGTTTAGCAAGATCTCCATGCACCCCATCGAAGTGCTGGGCGCTGGCCAGCAGTTCGTGGCTTATGCAATACACCCCGAGACTTGTGAGCCGTATCGCTGGCCGGTCAGCCCCCCGCATGAGACGCCCGTCAGTTCGCTGCCCCTCGTAACCAGAGAGCAAGTCCTGCACGCTTGCGAGGAAGCGTACAAAGTACTGCCGCCCAACCTTCGCAAGAAGGTACTGCGCACTGTCATCCCAGACAAGGATGTCAAGGCTTCGCAAGACGGACTCGTCGGCACCTTTGCTGCGGTCGAGGACGCTCTTCGCTACGTTCAAAACCCAGACCTTTCTTGGGATGACTGGAACAGAATCGGCATGGCCATCTACTGCGCCACCGAAGCAAAGGGATTCACCATCTTCGATCAGTGGTCGCAGTCCTCTGGCAAGTACAACCAAATCGAAACCCGCCAGCGGTGGGATCACTACAGCAAGTCGCCGCCCACAAAGATCGGTGCCGGCACGCTCTATTTCTTGGCCCAGCAAAGCGGCTGGGTACCGCCCCCGCACATTGATCTCAACCCGATGAAGACGCCAAAGGTCGATCTCACCGGGCTAGATAAGATGGTAAAAAAGGTTACCCGAAGCACTCGAGAGAACTTCCCGCAGGAGTGGTTCCAAAGCCCGTCGCTGGTCGGGCGCGTTACCCGCTGGATCAACTCCACCGCCCAACAACCGCAGCCGACGTTCGCGTTGATGAACACGCTGTGCATGTTCGGCGCACTCTTCGGGCGGCGCTACGCAATGGCTCGCCTGAATACGCGCTGCAACCTTTTCTCAATCGCAGTCGCAAAGCCAGGCGCAGGCAAGGATCATTCGCGCCAGCGCATCAAAGAACTGATGGCGAAGTGCGGGCTTGGGCAACTGATCTGCGGCGACCGGTTCAGCTCAGGCGTTGCAATTCTGCGGACGCTTCACGACTACCCGTCCCGCATATCGCATCTCGATGAGATGGGGCTGTACCTGCAAACGCTGACGTCAAAGAACGCAGCCTCGCACCAGCGCGATATCATCAAGACTCTGCTCGAGGTGTACTCCTCCAGCAGCGGCGTGTACCACGGGCAGGAGTACGCAGACTCCAAAGACCGGCAGCGTCTCGACATCAATCAGCCAAACTTCAACTTCTTCGGAACCACAACTCCGAGGACGCTGATCCCCGCGCTGAACCACGACATGGTGGATAACGGAACGCTCAGCCGAATACTTCTCGTGCCGCCGTTCGATGATTACCCGGATGCTCAGATCCCAGAAGTCACAGAGGTGCCGCAGGATGTCATCGAAGATATCCAGCACTCGGCACAGATCATCCCCTCAGGCATCGGGAACATGACCAACATCCAAGGCATTCCCAATTCGGCAGTCGTTCCGATTGTCGTCGAGTGGGAAGAGGAAGCCTTCGCTGAGTACAGCAAGATGCGCGAGTGGCAAATCAACCAAGCACGCAAGGACGATGCCTTGTGGGTTCGCTACACCGAGATCACCGTGAAGATCGGAATGATCGAGGCCATCGCTCGAGATCCGGTCAGCCCCATCTTGACGCTCGACATCTTCAAGATGGCCAACGATCTGACTCGCTGGTCGTTCAACTACACCTCGGATCTGATCGTTAAGGAAATCTCAGAGAACGAAATCGAAGCCTCGCACAAGAAGGTGCTCAACATCATTCGCAAGTCTGGCGATGCCGGCATGAGCACCACGCAAATCACCAAGGTCTGCCAAGGGATGAAGGCGCGAGACCGAAACGAAATCCTGCAAACCCTTGTCGAGTCCGGAGACCTGCTGGAAGAAGTGGTCAAGGGCGGACCGGGCCGGGATCGCCGGGTCTATCGCGCAAGGCTCAGATAAAAAAGCCCCGGCACGAAGCCGGGGCAAGTCTCACAACTAACAGGAGATAACATGAGATAGCACGGGGGGATCTTATCCCCTCGGGTCCTTGTTCGCAAGCCAAGAGACATACCACAGCGTCTTCTTGGCATCCTGCTCGATGGCATCCTTGTGCCCGAGCCTCCAGAGATACGCCACTGCCGTCCCCTTCAGAAACCCCCTCCACTCATCGGGTGTCAGCATCGCCTTGATGGCATCGATGCACTCGATGTCACCCTTCTTGTAGTGACTTGGATTTACGGGATCGCTTCTTTCGCTTGGCGTGGCTGAGCTTTGCCATTCGCTGGTAGTGCTCTCGCGGTCTGCGCTTTTTATCTCCGCTAGCAGAGCTTCCACCTCGCTTGCCGATAGCGGCGAGGTACTGTTTGATGGCATCCTCATTAACCTCCATTTTTAAAACTCCCAGTTTCTAATGCACTCTTAACGCTTTCAATCACATTATCCCACGGCGAAACCATACTCGCTCTGGGGAAAACCTGAACGCTTGGGTACCACAGGCTGCGACCATTGCGGGTGTTGCCCCAGTACCACAACTTGTTTGCATCCATCAAAAGAACCGGTACACCCAGAGCACCGGCCAGATGAACGGTGGAACTGCTGATCGATACCACCACATCACATTGCATACAGATCGCAGCAAGCCCCTCAAAATCGCTCCAGAGGTTCACAGAGCTTGTCACGATGTTCGTGCCATGCTTGCGGTTGAACTCGTCAATGGCCCGCTTATCGCTGCCGTATTGCAGGTTTAAGATGTTGTAGTCGCCCTTCAAAATAGGCATCAGCTGCTCAAGATTGACGCTCTTGTGCGGCCCAATCTTGATGGCGCTGCTGATCCACGACATCCCCACCGTCAACTTGTTCGGGTCAAGCCCGAGTTCTTGGCGGTACTTCTCAACCAGTTCGGGGTCAGCCTTCAGGTACCGCCGGGCTGCGTGAACCTCAATGTCGTCCGGCTCTTGAATAAATGTTCCGCCAATGCTGGCGAACGGAATCTGCGTTTCATGTAACGCAGCCTGGACTTGATCCAAGTTCGACATGAAGTTGATGTCCGGCATCGACCGCTTGAAGATCGGCACCAGCCTGGGATCTACCATCGCCGTCACGTAACCCGCCTTCTTGCGAATGGCCGGGAGCAACGATCCGTAAATGATCTGATCCCCAATGCCCTGCTCACCCCAGACCAGCGCAGAATTCGCATTGCTGCTCGTAGTCCACTGCGGTTTCTGAGTGACCAGCTTACGACTCTTGAACCTCTCGCTCTGCCAGCGTTTTTCATACAACGGCCAGCCCGTATTGAAGTCGTTCATCTGTAGCGACAGCAGACCCAAGATCCAGTTTGCATTGGCATCGTCCGGTGCAATTTCATTTGCTAAACGAAAGTCCTCCATCGCCTTGTCGTACCGGTGCATCTCCCAGTGCGAAGCGCCACGCTGAATCACTGCGTGCAAATACTTCGGGTTCATCTCGAGCACACGATCAAACTGAACAATCGCTTCGTCGTACTTTTGCTGAGAAGACAGGCTGATCCCAAGATTCACAAGGTCATCAACCTCGGGATTCATCCTCTTCATGGCTGCGCAGTAGTACTTCTCCGCCTCCGGGTAGTTACCCTTTATCTGGAAAAGACGCGCCTTCGCACGGTATGCAATCGGATCTTTCGGAGCGAGAGAGATCGCAAGGTTGCACAGATCCATAGCCTCATCCAGCTTGCCCGCCTGGAACTTGGCTTCAATCTGCTTGATAGTCTTTTGATGCTTTGTCATGTCATCGATGCCACGGCCATCCATTCGCGGCCGTATTCAACGTCGCACCAGTCCTTAAACCAAGGACCGCCCCTCGTGAAGTGAACCGCTATGGGATCCGGTTCGTCAGACGGTTTGTACCAACCCTCAAGATAGTTGTACGTCACCGGAAGGTAACCAATGACATCATCAGTGAGCCATTCAAACCTGTGAAGATAACTCGGTGTCGCAACATTCACAATCTCTGGCGTTAGTTGCTTAACTTGTTCATGCTCACAGTTGATGAACATGAATGAACTCCAGTTCTTGCGAGGGTAAAGATGCTGCGGTCGATGATCCATTTTGACCGTTTCGGTCGGCCGGTAATCGTGCGGTACAACGAAGCACGCTTTTGTCCGGTCGGCGTAGTCAAGCAGTCCCGCGATGTCCCGCCGGAACAGAAAATCGCAGTCGCAAAACAAGGCCCAGCCGGTATACCCCGCGAGGTATGGAGTAAGAAACCGCGTAATGCTGAACTCAGTAGACGCCTTCGCATCGAATCCACGCCAATAGACACCCTGCTTGCGCAGCTCGTACTGCTTTATCGGAACGATTTCTAAAGGAATCGAAGCCGTCGTCTGCAAAGACTTTTCACATACTTGATACGCAGCATCTTCGCGACTGTCGTATCCAACAAATACTTTAAGCATTTAAGAAAGCCTCTTTACGCGCCGGCCCCTTGTAGTGCAGCACCTTCGGTACTTGATTGGGTAATCGCCTGTCGGGCAGGCAGGCGTACTCGCTCTCCTCGATCTCGCCAACCAGCTCCGGCAGTAGCATGTGCGAGTACACCTTCAGCGCCTCTTGATCGCCATACCACTTGCGTAGCGGCTCGTCCATGAACCCCATCAGAATCGCCATGCACTTCCACGCATGATAGTTACTGGTCATCGTCATACACCCAAGGTACGGGTACAGCGTACCAAGCGGAATGCCGTGGTACTTTTTGAATGCACCGTCCCGCTGCTCCCCGTTGAACCCCGCATCGCGATCAAACGAGCGACGACAAAACATAACTTCGCGCTCGCCCAATACCGCAGCCGGGGAGAACGGAAGTACGAACAGCATGTCCGTGTCAATGTACGCGGCCGGCTGCGTGATCCTTGCCTCTGCAAATGCCTTCGTTCGCCAGTACATGATCTGCTCGTAGTTACCCTGCGAGTACTTGTAATCGTCTACGCCAGGTACCTGCGGAGTCGCATCATCGGTGCACATCGTGACCTGCGAATCCGGCATCACTTCCTTCAGTGACTTCACCATCTTCGTCGGGAATGTGATGTCAGCGCCAACGTGAAAGAATACAAAACGATTCACGCCTCTTCCTCCAGCATTTCTTTAATGATAATCACAGATGAAGTCGCCGACTGATCCTTGTACTTTAGCATCGATTCCGCTGCCAGTTGCAGGGTCTGCTTGCGAATCAGAACGGCCAGCTTGCAGATGATCTGCGGGTTGGTCTTCGGTGCTAACGCACCAGACAGATCGTATGCAGCAGCCATCTTTTCAACAAACTCCCAGTTGAAAACATCCAGCTCCCCGGTTGGCCCGATCTTGCACCAAACCTCCTCCGGGTTTTCCACCACTTGAGGCTTCTCCATGTAATCAAACTCGCTCATTTCGTATCCTTCCTTATGACTAGCATCTGGGGGTAGTAACTCAACTCTTTGACCGGACCTCGTGCATCAACTACGCGCATCAAAGTATCCATCAAATCCAAGATACTGCGCCGGTCGTTCACCGCGTTCGGATCAAAGTGGCTGCGGAACTGCTCAGTGTACGCCTTATTATAGGTACACCGCAGATCCTCAATTACGTAGTACCCGCCGGGTCTCACCCAGTCCCAGCAGTTCTCAAACATCGCAACGATCTGCTCCGAAATGTGCGAAGCATCGTCAATGAAAATGTCAAAGCAAAAGTCCGGCGCTTCCATCTTCGCTGGGTCGTCAATCACAATGTTCACGTTATGCAAGTTCTCGCATAACCCCGCGCACTCCGGGCGGATGTCGTAGCCGTAGATCGTAGAGCCTGGAAGGTAATTCGCGAATGCCCGCAGGCTCGCGCCGCATGCAATCCCCGCTTCAGCAATCATAAAGTCGCAGTCCGCTCGAGGAAGATCCTCTGCGCGAATCAGCCGGTCGATGAGGCGCTCGTACACATCAGTGTATCGGTGCTTGATCGTGCCCTTGTCGCTGCCGTATAGATCGCACAGCCCGGTCAGCGTCATCTCCCGTAGGTTCACCTCGCCCGTGTTCGGCAAGTACTCTTCCGGCTTGACGGTATCCAGATACCGACGAACGCCGCCCCTCGACATCGGATCAATCATGCTTCCTCCTGCGCGTGAAATACATGAACGCCTGTCCGATTAAGCGGTCGTTTATGGCCGCTCATGTCTTCTTGATCCCCTGTGCGAGAGCGAAAAACTTCTCCAATTTCTGCACTGTGATTTCCGTGCTGTTAATTCCAAACACGATCCCGGCTTTCTCGGCAAGTTTGATCACGTTATATAACTCGCCGCCTTCAAGCGAACGGGCGCACTCTGCGCAGTGTGTTTTCTTGCGTAGCCGTGGGTAGAGGTTGCAGTAGTCGCAAGTCAGTTCCTTGTCCATCCACTGCCAGCCGAAGCATAGTCGCATCATGGCACGGTGGAATGCGTGGGGTTTACGGGTTACTCCAAACTGTTGGACACCCTCCGCCCCCGGCAGTAGCCAACGGCCTAGTTCTTTTTTCTGATGCACAGATGTCATTTGCTTTCTCCTCTCGCACGGATGGCGGCAGCGCATCGCTCAAGTGTTGGAATATGCGTCAATTCTGTTGGGTCTTGCGGCACCGGAATATCCTCACACACCTTCGCACACGCCTCGCGCTCGGCTGCGCCAACAAGGGCGGCGAAGCGTTCAAGCGCAAAAATGTTTGGGAAGTCATAATCATGCTCGCTACTAGCCTCCCGCGCCATTCGGATGATGTCGTCGCGGGTCATGGCTCCTGCACCCATCTTGCATCTTTGGCGCGTAACTCCTTCACTTCCTGCTCCAGCTCCGCAATTCGCTTGAGGTAGTACCATATCCGCTCGCGCATCTCCCGTATCTCCTGGCGGTACTCCGTTTCAGTGTGACTCCTTGCGTCCCACTCCCGCTGCCACGCCCCCGGCGGGCTTTCTCTGTCGATTTGCATGTCTAGTTCTCCTATAGATTCTTACCGTCTTGCCAGTGTCACTACAAAATGAATTCATCCAAACCTTTTTTGAGTCCCGCTCCATCACCGACTCGCAGTGCGAGCAGTAGTACTTCATGTCGCAATCACCCACCCGCACAGCATCCCAATAAAAAACATCACCACGCACACCACAATCTCACCCACCAGCGCCTCGCGCTGGCGTATCTCAAACTCCTCGCTCATCCGATCCATCTTGTCTTCCAGCTTCCGAATCTGCGCTCGCAGCCGGTCTTGTGAGTACTCCATGTTCACCAGTAAAACCCTCCCGTGCGTCGGCGTGAACACGCCCAGTTCGGCGGCGGTACATGACGCCAGTCAAGTCTCGCCTTGTGCTTTAGTCTTCGTATCAATCGGTTCAACCAGTTCATTTGGATCAGTCCTCGCTAGTTGGCTCTCGAGTGAGCGTATTTCTCTTTGCTTCTCGCGGATCAACTCCCAAATACGTTCGACTTTCCGTTGCCTTGGGCTTCCATCGCCCAACCGTCCATCGTCCGGTGCTCCGCCCCTCTTCGATTCCATCGCTTAACTCCCGTATCAGTTTGCGAGCGTGTAACAATCGCATCCGCTCGCTCTTGCGCTCCATCCATCGCAGCACCTCCTCCACACGCGGTGCCCGCGTCGTGCTCAAGCGCATGAAGTGACACCGCCCACGGTGCTCGGTGTGACACCTAGGACAGACCACCAACTTCTTCGGCGCCAGCCCCCAACGCTCGCGAAAGTCGTTCATTCGTACGACAACTCCCACTGCCTCGCCTGCTCGTCGTCGTGCGCGTTCAT